GCGATAGGGTGGCAGGTGTCGAAGGACATAAGTTACTAAAGAATCCTAAGATTAAAAGCTATATAGATGAACGACTGAAGCAACTTGATTCTGAGAAAATTGCAGATCAGCAAGAAGTTCTTAGTTATCTAACTTCGGTAATGCGAGGAGAGACGCAAGAGCAGACTCTATGCAGTATCGGTGAACTAGGCCAACAAGTTATTGATATCGATGTCGGAGCAAAAGATAGAATCAAGGCAGCTGAACTTTTAGGAAGACGTCATAGGCTTTGGACGGATAAGCAAGAAATCACTCAACGAACTGTAGAAATCAAGGTAGGTGATTGGGATGCAGACGAAGACTAATCCTAAAATCAATATTATTATTGAGCGTCCCAGTATAGTATTTAACAAACATATATTCGATAAGTTATATGACTATTCAGTTTTTACCGAAGTTCACTACGGTGGAGCTTCAAGTGGTAAAAGCCATGGTGTCATTCAAAAGGTTGTATTTAAAGCTTGCCAAGATTGGAAGCATCCACGTAAAATACTCTTTTTACGTAAAGTGGGGTCAACGGTTCACGATTCAATTTTCGAGGATGTAAAACAGTGCCTAGATGCGTGGAGTTTGCTTGATAAATGCAAGGTCAACAATTCGGCTTATCGGATTGAGCTACCGAATGGCGCACAGTTTATTTTTAAAGGGTTAGACAATCCGGAGAAAATCAAGTCTATCAAGGGCGTTTCAGATGTGGTCATGGAAGAGGCTTCTGAGTTCACGCTTGATGATTATACACAGCTTACGCTACGTCTTCGGGATAAGAAGCACAAACAAAAGCAAATCTTTTTGATGTTTAACCCCGTTTCAAAAGTTAACTGGACCTACAACGCTTTTTTTGTTAAGAAGCCAAAAAACACAGTTGTTTATCATACTTCATACAAAGATAATCGATTTCTTGACGATATCACAAAAGAGAATATCGAAGAACTGGCCGACAGGAATGAAGCGTACTACAAGATTTATGCTTTGGGTGAGTTCGCAACTCTGGACAAGCTAGTCTTTCCAAAATACGAGAAACGATTACTTAATAAAGACGAACTGGCGCATCTGCCGGCTTATTTTGGCCTTGACTATGGTTTTATCAATGACCCGTCAGCTTTGCTACATGTAAGAATAGACGACGAAAACAAGCGTTTATACGTCGTTGAAGAGTTTGTTAGAAAAGGATTGACGAATGACAAGATCGCAGAGAGTATCAAGGCCCTTGGGTATGCCAAAGAACAAATCAGAGCCGATAGTGCCGAAAAGAAATCAAATCAAGAATTACGAAATCTTGGAATCTCTAGGGTTGTTGATGTGCAGAAAGGTCCTGGATCGGTTATGCAAGGCATACAATACTTATTGCAATACGATTGGATAGTCGATGAACGGTGTGTGAAGCTGATTGAAGAGCTCGAAAATTACACTTGGAAAAAGGACAAGAAGACAAATGAGTATATCAACGAGCCGGTAGATAGCTACAATCACTGCATCGATGCGATTAGGTATGCTTTGCAAGATAGGATATATAAAACAAGAATCAAATTATTCAAAGGAGGTTTCTAATCTTGTCAAAAGTTTTTGTTAATAAACGAAAAGTCATTACAACAACAAGCGATGAAGTCACTGAAGAAGTCGTTACCGAATCGGTAACGCTTCACATGAGTAGATTGGTCAAGAACTACATCGAAAGTGAAGATATGTATCTTTCAAATCATGAAGTTTTGAAGATGCCTAAAAAAGATACTTGGAAGCCAGACAATCGTCTGGTTTTTAATTACGCTAAATACATTGTCGATACGTTTACAGGTTATCAGATTGGTGTACCTGTCAAAATCAAGCATGAAGATGATGATGTGAGTAAGTTCATCACTGATTTCCGCAAGTTAAATGACATGGAAGATTCAGAATTTGAACTTGCTAAGATGTCTAGTATTTTCGGTCACGCTTTTATTTACGTTTATCAAGACGAGAACATGCAAACAAGAGCAACTTATAACAGTCCAATAAATATGTTCATCGTCCATGATAATAGTATTGAAGAACGCCCGTTATTTGCAGTGAGGTACACGTTTAATGAGAATAGCCAGACAGGTATTGGTCAGGTTATCACAAATGATGAAATAATCGACGCTACTTTTTCAACTGGTGGTTCAGTACGTTTTGGTGAGCGCACTCAGCACATTTATAGTTCTATTCCAGTTGTTGAAATGATTGAAAATGAAGAGCGACAAAGTATTTTTGAAAGTGTTAAGACTTTGATTAACGCTTTGAATAAAGCAGCAAGTGAGAAAGCGAATGATGTAGATTATTTCGCAGATGCTTACTTGAAGGTTCTGGGTGTTGAATTACAAGATGAAGATGCTAGTCAGATAAGAGAGAACAGGATTTTTAATCTTTGGAAGAATGGCGACGGACCTTTGCCTGAAGTCAATTTCCTTGAGAAGCCAAGTTCGGACACGACTCAAGAGAATCTTATCAGTTTGCTGAAAGAGTCTATTTTTGCTATTTCTATGGTTGCCAACATGTCTGAAGCAGAATTTGGAAATTCATCTGGTACTGCTCTTGCCTTTAAGTTGCAGGCTATGGATAACTTAGCACGAATGAAGGACAGGAAGCTACAATCTGCATTTAATCGCTTGTATCAGATTGTGTTCAGTGTTCCTTTGAGCGCAGTTGATGAAGAAGCCTGGTCTGATTTAACCTACACATTCACTCGGAACGTTCCAAGGAATATCCTCGAAGAAGCGCAGATTGTCGGACAGTTATCTGGACAAGTATCTGAAGAAACCAAGCTGTCTGTCCTATCTATCATTGATGATCCGAAGAAGGAAATTAAAAGAATGGAACAGGAAGAGGAAGCTATGGGCGACCTTGAAAGTCGCTTAGAAAAGCAGAAAATCTACTCAGATGCTGAGTTTGACGATAGCAAGAAAGTCATAGCAGATGTTAACGAATAAGTATTGGGAAGAACGATATCGTGCAGAAGAACGCGCTAGAGAGTTAGCAGATAAGAGAGTAGCTTATCAATTGCACGGTGTCTATCAACAACACACTAACAACATTCAAAAGGAAATTGATAGCTTTTGGCAAAGGTACGCTGATAAAGAGGGTATCACGAAGCTAGAAGCTAAACAAAGAGCTGATAGACTTGATATGGTCAACGTTGAGTTTAAAGCTAAGCAACTGGTCGAACGTGCTAATCGCTTGAGACAACGTGGTCAGAAAGTTACGAGCGAGGATTTCACGAAGGCAGAGAATGACTTGATGAGATTGTATAATCTCAAAATGAAAACAAGCCGTTTAGAGGTGCTTCAAGCGAATATCAAGCTACATCAGTATGATTTGGCTTTGAGTGAGTTTGAAATCATTGATAAGCATTTAACAGAGTCTGTCAGACGCGAGAATCTGTTTTCAGCTGGTGTTTTGAATATGACACTCGGTAGTTTTGAAAGTTCTAAAATTTCAGCAGATACGATTGTATACGCTAATTTCAATAATGCGACGTGGTCTTCTAGGATTTGGGAAAGACAAAGCGAGTTGCGAGATATCGTTAAGAAAGGCGTTGCTGATATCGTTTTAAGAGGCAAAGGCACAAATCTTTTAATCAATCAGCTACGTAAAGAGTTCGATGTGTCTTATAGCTATGCTAGACGGTTAGCAGTGACAGAATCGGCTAGAGTGTATTCAGAAGCACAGAAGGCTAATTATGAAGCGAATGGCGTTGAATGGTTTGAAGTCATGACTGAATTAAAAGCGTGTAAAATCTGCCAACCATTTAACGGGAAAATCTTCAAAGTATCAGAGTTGGTACCAGCGTTGAACGCTCCACCGTTTCATCCTAACTGTCGATGTACGACAGTGCCACATTTTAGGAAAAAGCAGAGCAATGCTGATGAACAAACGATTTTTAATATCGATTTTCCGGATTACATTAAAAAAGTTTTAGATAATGAATTTTCGATAAAAGGTCAAAATGTTGTTTTACGTAAAGAACGATTAGAGCACATTTTGGAAGGCCATTCAGATATCGGAACTGATGTGCCTGATGTATTAAAAAGAACTATACTGGAACCGGACTTAATTTTAAAAGATAATAAAAACGATCAGACAGCTATGTTTGTAAAAAAAGATAGTATAAACCTAGTAAACACAATCGTTAAGTTATCAAATGCAAATAATTACGATAACTCAGTGATAACAGCATTTAGAATATCTGATAAACGATACAATCGTTTGTTAAAGAAGAATGCTACTTTACTTAAACGAGACGATATGTTATAATTAGAGCAATTAGAAGTGGTGAAGTAGAGATTTAGTGTTCCTATGCACCCATGAGGTAGAAGAGATGGCGGGACAGACACACCGCCCACTGCTCTAATTAGCATCTATGTACAAGCATAGATGCTTTTTTTGTACTCAGAAAGGAATAAAGATATGGAAGATTGGAAAGCAAGATTTAGAAAAGAATACTACGAATTGAAAGAACGATTCCAAAAGTTGGACATGCTGATTGGTCAATACGAAAAAGGGCAACTAGAGTTTAAACCTAGATGTCCTATCGATTTGTTAAAGAGGCAACGTTCGGTTATGTGGGATTATCTTTCAACTCTAGAACAGCGTGCAAAAATTGAAGAAATTAAACTATAAAAATTAACCGCATCGAAATCGAGGCGGTTTTTATATTGTCCGAACTTTGACGACGTTAAAAGCCAAGGATATCAGTCCACTCGGACTTAAAAGGAGGGCCTAAATGGCAGAAGAACAAAAAACAACTGTAGAAGAACCAAAAGAAGAGCAAGTCGACGCTCAACAAGAGGTGGAAGCTACAGAAAAAACATTCACACAAGCTCAGCTTGATGAAATCATTCAGAAAGAGAAAGCGAAGGCCAAGCGTTCTGCTGAGAAAGAGTATCAAGCTAAGATGGATGAAGCTGAAAAGCTACGTCAGATGAACGAAACCCAAAAAGCAGAGTATGAGCAGGAAAAACAAAAAGCATACATTGCTGAACTGGAAGCTAAAATCAATCGTAGCGGACTAGAGCGAGAAGCCTCTAAAATGCTTTCTGAGGGCGGTGTTGCAGTTGATGATAAAATCCTAGGTCTTGTCGTTAAAGATACCGCAGAGGCTACGCAGGAGGCCGTAGAAGGCTTTGTCGCATTAGTAAATGCTCTTGCTGATAAAAAGGTCAGCGAGAAACTAAAAGGTAAGACACCGAAGAAAATGGAAGACACTACTGCTGGTGAAATTACCAAAGAACAATTTAACAAGATGGGTTATCAGAGTAGAAATGAACTGCTTCAAAATAACCCGGAACTTTATCATAAATTGAAAGGATAATAAATAATGACACAAACTAAACTTGCACAAATGGTTAATCCTGAAGTTATGGCTGATATGGTTTCTGCTAAACTTCCTAAAATGATCAAATTTACACCGCTCGCTTACGTTGAGCGCATGCTTGTAGGGCAACCAGGCACTACTATCACAGTTCCAAAATGGGAATACTCTGGAGATGCTAAAGATATTGCTGAGGGTGCAGCTATTGAACCTGACCAACTCACTACTAAAAAATCAACTATGGAAATCAAGAAAGCGGGTAAAGGTATTGAGTTGACAGATGAAGCGGTGCTTTCTGGATACGGAGATCCAATTGGTCAAGCTACACATCAAATTGCATTGGCTATTGCTAACAAAGTAGATAATGATTTGATTGAAGAAGCTAAGAAAGCGACTCAACATGTCGATGATGCCCCTACAACTGGTGATGCACTTGATAAAGCGTTAGCGGTATTCGCAGACGAAGAAGATGCTCGCTATGTCGCTCTTTTGAACCCTGAAGATGCTATTGATTTGCGGAAAAATACTACAAAAGAGTGGATTCGTGGTTCAGAAATTGGTGCTAACATCGTTGTATCTGGAACTTTCGGAGAGGTTCATGGTATTCAAATTGTACGTAGCAAGAAAGTTGACAAAGGCAAAGGGTTCCTTGTTAAAGTTTCAGCTGTTGACACAGATACAGATGATGTTGCTAAATACGGCGCCTTTGTTATCAACTTGAAGCGTGCTGTGGCTATTGAAACAGACCGTGATATCCTCAAGAAAACTACAGTAATCACTGGTGATGAACACTACGGTGTTTACTTGTACGACCCTTCAAAAGTCGTTAAATTCGGAGGTGCTTAATGGGAATGATGTTACGACGACATCATCCTAAAAAGCCTGCTGAAGTAGAAGCTATTAATTATAGCGATTTGACGGTTAAAGAGCTGAAAGATATTGCTAAAGACCGCAATATTGAAGGTTATTCAACTTTAAACAAAGAGGACCTTATCTCAGTATTGGAGGGATAATATGGCCAATATCGTTCAAGCTAAAATATTGCTAGGTATTGAGGATAATCTTCAAGATAAGTTACTCACTACGATAGCAATGTTGACAACTTCTAATTTTTTGGCTTATGCCGGTGTAGATGATGTTCCAGAAGGCCTTGAGTATATCATTACCGAGGTCATTATTAAACGTTTTAATAGAATTGGTGCTGAAGGGATGAGCAATCATTCCTTGGAAGGCACGTCTATGACATTTAACTCAGATGATTTCAAAGAATACGATAGTGTGATTAAGCGAGTTTGTTCCAATACATTTAATGCGGGGTTTAAGATGCTATGAGATACAACGATAGAGTGGAAATTATCACTAAGCAACCAGAAGTTTATAATCCTGAAACTGGCGAATATAATTCTAGCAATGACGAAGGGTTGATTGTGCCAGCTTATGTTATGGATTTAAGTTTGAACAAACAAACTGCTATTTTTGGCGAATATAAGCGTGGTTCGAAGGTGGTTTATTTCCAAAATGCTCCTAAATTCTCATTCACTTATCTCAATTATCGAAAAGAACGCTATAAATGCAGGGCAGATAAGCAATCTGGGAGGGTGTTCTACTTAGAAAAGGACAACTCTATTGGGTAGCTTACGATTTGAACTAAAAGGTCTTGATAAACTTCAAGCTAAACTTCAAAGAGTGGCTAAAATGGAAGAAGTGGAGCGCATCATTGAAAAAAATGGTACTGAAATGCAGAAAAAAGCAGTTACCAACGCTTCAAAATTCAGAGGTCACTATGAGGGTAGAGGTCAAAATAGGCGATTTGTCAAACCAACAGGAGCGACTAAGCGCTCTATCTCTGTCAACAGTAGCAAGATAGAGAAATTTAAGTATCGAGTAGCGCCTGGGACTGATTATGCTGCTTATGTTGAATTAGGGACTCGCAAAATGAGCGCACAACCGTTTATCAAACCGGCTTTTGATGATCAGAAGAAACTTTTTAAGAATGATTTGGAAAGGTTGGTTAAATGAAATCAAGAGAACAAGCAGTTTTTGACAGCGTATTTAAACGTTGTCTTTTTTTGGGTTACAAAACATACGACTACAAACCAGATGATAACGTTCCTTATCCGTTTGTTGAATTCGAGGACACGACGACCAATCTTGTCCCGAACAAGACGGATGTAAAAGGTACTGTAGAGTTGATTTTGTCGGTGTGGAGTACCCGCAAAAAACGCAAACAAGTATCAGATATGTGTTCGAGTATCTTAGTGAAGCGATGAAGATTAGCGAGGCGGATGGTTATCATCTAGCATTGAATATTTCGCAGTCTACAATATCGCTATTTGACGACAACACGACAATCGAACCGTTAAAACGTGGTCGTGTTCGTTTAGTATTTACAATTTTATAAAAGAAGGAGGGCAAGAAATGCCTATTGCAAAAAAAGGGATTGACAGCATTCTATTGTTCCGCTTGTTAAGTGAAGCAAGCAAAGTAGATGGTGCTAAACTAGCATTCCAAACTGAACACTCATCTGAGAAGAGTCGTGACGCTAACTCAGTCAAAACTAAAGACGGTGTTCTTCAATCAGTCGGTGGTATTGAGGTTTCAATCACTGCCACAACAATTATGGCTGAAGATGATGAACTTGTTGCTAAGCTTGAAAAAGCAATGGACAAGGGTGAGCTCGTCGAAGTTTGGGAAATCGAGAAGAACGCTAAAAAACAAGGCGACAAGTACGAGTCAGTGTACTACCAAGGTTACTTGACATCATTCAAGAAAACCAAGAACGCTGAAGATTTGATTGAATTGGAACTAGAAATCGCAGTAAATGGTACTGGTGTCAAGGGGTATGCTACTCTTAATGCTAGCCAAGCTGAAGTGGTTCAGTATGAGTTTGCTGACACGACTAAAACAACAGCTAGTTCGCCAAGTTCTGTAACTTCAGTTTCTGGAGTACCTGGAATCGGTGGGTAGAAATTAAGAGAGGTTCGCACCTCTCTTTTTTATTGTATTTTTTAGAAAAAAGGAGAAACAACAATGCAATTAGTAATTAATGGTAAAACTCATAACGTGAAATTCGGTGTTAAATTCGTGCGTTCGCTAGATAAGGCTTATCCAATCGAACAACAAGGCTTGAAATTTGGCATGGCTTTATCTGCCAAAATCCCGGAATTGTACGCTAAAAACATCGCTTCATTAGCTGATGTCATTTACCACGGAACAGTTACGGAAAGTCCACGACCTTCTCTAGTTGATGTTGAAACATTTGTTGAAGAGCATGAAGACCTAGAAAAATTGTTTGATGATGTACTTCAAGAATTGAGTGAGTCAAACGCGGGTAAGTCTTTGATGTCGGAGATGAAGCAAGGCCTCAAGAAATAGTTGAGAAATCATCTCTTGAAACGTTTGAGGAAATCATTATAAATTGTGTCCGATTTTTGAATATCACAGACATGAACGAGATCGGTCGCATGACAATGTATGAATACGACTTGTTAATGACTGGGGTATTGTTGAGAAAACAAGATGAAGATGAACTCTTACATCGCTCTGCTTGGCTATCTAGACAAGTAGAAGCTACCAAATCGGATGGCAAAACTCCTTTGTATCGAAAATACAGTGATTTTTATAAGAAAAAAGATACTAATAAACAAAAGTATCAACTTTCAGAGAAAGAGAAGCAACTCTTGTTGAGAGCGAATTTGTAACGAAAGGAGGTAAATAATGGCAGAAACTTATTCAGTCGAGGCGGTACTGACTGCGGTCGACAAAGGAATGAGTTCAACTTTGAACGGATTACAAAAGGCAATTAACGGACTTCAAAAGACATCGTCTGCATTTGATACGATTTCAAACAAGGGTAGCTCTATGTTTAAATCGATGCTAGGCGCTAACTTGGTTAGTTCGGCAATAGGTTCAGCAGTGGGTAGCATTAAAGGCTCTCTGGGTGAAATGGTCGGGGAGTTGAATAGTTCTAAAAAAGCGTGGGACACGTTCGATGGAAACCTTAGCAAGCTAGGTTGGGGGAAAGACCAAATCAACCAAGCTAAAGAGGCCATGCAGGACTATGCGACTAAAACCATCTACTCAGCTTCAGATATGGCTAGCACGTTCTCACAGATGGCTGCAATCGGTCGTCAAGATAGCGGTGAACTAGTTGAGGCTATGGGTGGGCTTGCTGCATCTGCTGAAAATCCGAAGCAAGCGATGAAATCACTGTCTCAACAAATGGTTCAGGCTTTGGCTAAACCAAAAATCACTTGGCAGGATTTCCGGATCATGATGGAACAGGCACCAGCAGGTATGAGCGCTGTGGCCAAAGAAATGGGGTTATCACTCAATGAATTGATTACCAAAATCCAAGCAGGACAAGTTAAAACCGATGATTTCGCTGAAGCGTTTAAGCGTGCCGGGATGTCTATGCAGGACATGGCCACGAGCTATAAGACGATAGACCAGGCACTTGACGGTTTGAAAGAGACGTTAGCTAACAAACTAAAACCAGCTTTTGATGCCTTATCTAAAGCAGGTATCAAGGCTCTTGAAGCGATCATGAATCAGCTTGATAAGATTGATTTTAATAAGTTAGCTACAAGTCTTGAAGAGGTTCTAAATAAGATTGACTTCAATGCAATAGCTGAGAAGATAGCTTCATTCGTGAGTACATCTGTTGCTAAAATCAAGGAATTTTGGCAAGGTTTCTCAAATACAAGCGCAATCGCTGACTTCAAGAAAGCGTTGAGTGAAGTTTGGGAAGCTATCAAGAAAGTAGCATCAGCTCTTTCTGGTGGCGACATGGCTTCTTTTGGTGAAAAGATTGGTAAAGGTTTAAGCATAGCTTCACAGGCTATCCAGTCGTTTGCTAAAGTAGTTCAAAGTCTAAGTCCTGAGCAGATAAGAGCGATAGCGTCTGCATTTCTTGCATTTAAGACTGCTCAAAGAACGACTAAGTTAGCAACGGATGCCTTGGTTGGTCTAAGTAGTGCAGTAAGTACTACTAAGAATGTTTTCGGTGGAATGCAAAGCGCTACAAGAGTAGGAACTGCCTTATTTGGGATTGCTATAGGTTCTAAGGCTGCTAGTTCAGCCTTGTACTTCATGTCTGAGACTTCAACGCTTGCTAAAGTAGCAGTAGGTGGTCTGAACATCTTCAGTAAGATAGGTGGATGGATTGGCCCAGCAGTTACTGCAATCAGTGGTTTCCTTGGTCCTGTAGGTTTGGTAATTGCTGCAATCGCGGCAATTGGTGTAGCATTCGTCGTTCTTTGGAATAAAAGTGAGGGCTTCAGAAATTTCTTTATCGGATTGTGGGATGGCATTGTCAACGTCGCTTCAAACGCTTGGCAAGGCATCCAGAGTGCTTGGAATGGCTTTGTTGAATGGTTCTCTAGTCTTTGGAATAGCGTCAAAGAAACGGCTTCTAATGTCTGGAATAGCTTTATAGAGAAGGCTCAACCGGTCATCGACGCTATTAAGAACGCATGGAATAGCATTACTGAGTTCTTCTCAGGTCTTTGGGAAGGTATTAAGCAGATAGCTTCGGATGTTTGGAACAGCTTCTTAGAAGGTGCACAACCAATCGTTGAAGGGTTGATGAACGTTTGGAATGCTTTAACCGAGTTCTTCTCAACGTTATGGAATGGAATTGTTTCAGTAGCCACTACTGTATGGAATGGTATCGTTGAAGTAGTAACACCAATCATTGAAGCTATAAAAACCGCTTGGAATACCCTAGTAGAATTCTTTACCAATCTTTGGAATAGCGTTACAGAAAGCGCTACGACTGCATGGAATGGATTTGTGGAGTTTTTGACACCGATTGTCGAAATAATCAAGGGATTGTGGTCTGGTTTCTCTGAATTCATGTCGACTATCTGGAATGGCATTATTGAAACGGCTACGACTGTCTGGAACATGCTTCAGCCGGTTATCGAAACAGTTTGGACTGCTATTCAGCAGTTTATAACAAGTGCAATACAAGTGATTCAAAACATAATCACTACAGGCATGCAGATTGTTCAAGGGGTATGGAATGCAATTTGGAATGTATTTACTACGATAGTTCAGACAGTTTGGAAGGTTATCTCTAAGGTTATTTCAACGGCTCTGAATGTTATTGCCGGTATTATTAACACGGTTACATCTATCATCAAAGGAGATTGGAGAGGTGCGTGGGAAAATATTAAAGGTGTAGCGCAGACTGTTTGGGAAGGTATTAAATCAGTCATCTCAACAGTAATCAATGCTATTAGCAATATCATTAGTACAGTTTTAGGAACAATTAAAAACACTGTAACCACAATCTGGAATGGAATTAAAGATTTCATTTCAAATGCTATCAACGCAATTAAAGATACGGTCATAAACGTAGGGCATTCATTGAAAGATGGTTTCTTGAATGTTTTGGATTCGTTGAAAAATGGAGTTAACAACGCAATTGATGCAGTTAAAGGTTTCTTTGATAGATTGTGGAATATTGACTTGAGTGGTGCTGGTCGTGCGATCATGGACGGTTTCTTAAACGGTTTAAAATCAGCATGGGGAGCTGTCACTGATTTCGTCGGTGGTATCGCTAGTTGGATTGCGGCTCACAAAGGGCCGATTTCGTATGACCGTAGATTGCTGATTCCAGCTGGTCAAGCTATTATGAGTGGCTTCAATACTGCTTTGATGGGTGGTTTTGAAGACGTCAAAAGCAATGTATCTGGAATGGCAGACGGTATTCGTTCAATGTTTGACGATGCAGGTTCTAGAGTTTCAGCAATGTCCAATGCCTTGCAGGGCGATTTCTCAAATAACGTTTCTGGTACTTTATCGGCAACGTATGAGGTTAATCAAACGAAAGAGCCTGCTGTCATCAACCTTGCTTTAGGCTCAAATGATTTCAAGGCTTTTGTAGCGGATATTTCAAATATCCAAAATAAAGAAGAAAGGATAAGATTGAAGGCTTCAAGCCTTTAATGGTGTTTTAAAATGTACACTTTTAACGACACAATAAGAGGCAATCCGACGTTTAACTCTGGTCTAGAAGTACGTTTTGGTGATGTAAGCCTCAATCGAGAGATGAACAATGAGGATGGAACGTTTTTTGTGGCAAATACCACAGGACGTGATGTCCTCGATTTTCATCATGAAATTGCGACTATCAAAGGCCGAGACGGTCAATATCTTTATGGTGCTACTTATAAAGAGCGTGAGATAGAAATACAGGTCAAGTTAACAGGATTTACTGACTTAGGCATGCGGAAACAGTACGAACGCTTAAATCGATTATTGTTTTCTCGTAAAGCTAAGAAATTAGTATTTGGTGATGATCCTGAAAGATACTATAAGGCTATCTTTTCGAAGGTTAAGAAACCAGAATTGGAAGATGCGAATGATACAGTTATTAAACTGCATTTTATTTGCCATGACCCGTTCAAGTATACTGAACCCAAAACAGTAACAACTAACAAGGTTGTATATAAGGGCGATTTTCCAACAGAGCCAATTTTGAGGTTGACTACTCAAGCTGGTTCTGAAATTCGGATTTTACACCTTGAAACCCAGAAGTATATCAGGCTAAAAGCTACTTACATTCAAGGTTCAAATCTGCTTGTTAATTGTGACACTAGAGAAATCAAGTTAAACGACAGAAACGAGCTTATGAATTTTGATATGGTTAATAGTCGCTATTTTAAATTGCAAAAAGGCGTGAATACGTTTCAAGTTGTTGGAGCTATTTTAAATAGCGTTGAGTATAAAGAGGTGTTCGCATGATCTATTTATTTAATCAATTAGAAGAGTTGATAGATGTAATCGATGAAGCGAGTCTCGCAGAATTCACTCATACGATTGAATTAAATCAATTTGATAGGTCTAGCTTTGAAATTCCTGTTGACTACAAGCCTGAAATTATAAAAGAAGCCCAGTTTTTCGGATTCCAATCACGAGACAGGGCTTTTTGTTTGTTTAGGATTTCTGAAAAATCCTATGACATTGGTCTGACCATTGAAGGGATTGACAGGGCAGAAAGTGACTTGCATTCGTTCATCATCGAAGATAAGCGTCCAGGTGGTTCTGCTGATCAGGTATTGAGTGAAATTTTAGAAGATACTGGTTATCAATTAGGAAACGTAGATGGTTTGACTAGAACCGGCAGATTGTCGTTCTATTACATTTCAGTCAGACAAGCGCTTGTTAAGATAATTGAATCTTACGCCTGCGAATTCAAAGTTAGATATACCTTTGTTGAAAATAAAATCATCGGCAGATATATCGACCTTAATCAACGTTTTGGACGTATTACAGGACATCAATTTGAGTATGGCTCTAATATCTTAAACGTAACCTACGAAGAATCGTCTGACGATGTCGTGACGGCTCTAATCGGACGTGGTAAGGGTGAAGAAAGCACGAATGACTCAGGAGAAGCTACGGGTGGATATGGCCGTAGAATCCAGTTTAAAGATGTTTCATGGTCTGTATCAAGAGGCGACCCTGTCGATAAGCCAGCAGGTCAGAATTATGTAAGTAATGAAGCTGCTAGGAATATCTACGGCTTACATCAAAATGGTGTTATCAAGCACCGATTTGGTGTGTATACCAACGAAGATATTGAAGACCCTGTTGAGTTGTTAAAGGCGACTTATAAAGAGTTGCAACGTCTTTCTGTTCCTATCGTTACGTTTAAAGCCAATCTACTTGATTTGTCAAACGCTATTGAGCAGGACATTTGGATTGGTGATAGCGTAGCGATTGTTAGAGACCAGATAGGAATTGCTTTTGAAGCGCGTATTCATAAACTGGTAATCGATAAGTTAAACGAGAATCGTTCAGTTGTTGAATTGGGCGATTATCAAACCCTTCAAGCTAAAGATCGCTCAACGCGTCAGCAGGCTTTGAAAGATGCGATTGGCGGACTTAGTGAAAGTTCTATTAGACAAGCTATTGTTGCTGAAGTAGGACGAAGAGATAAAGAATTTGACGAGAAGATTCGTGTTAAAACACTTGAATTTGACAATTCTATGAAATTGGCTCGATCCAAGGCGGAAGAAGTCAAGCAAGAACTGTCTGATACTATCAATCAGCGCTTCGACAGCTTTGACAATGGTCCATTGAAAGAAGCCAAGCGTAAGGCTGAGGAAGCCTTGAAAAACGCTGGCGCAAGTAGTTTGCTAGCCCAGGAAGCCAAGCAGATTGGTCTGGACTCTGTTGCTAGACTTGAAGCGTTTAAGTCACAGACTACGAGCGCTCAAACTACTCTATCGGGTGATTTGGACGCTCTGAAACGGACCATTACGAACGATATTCGACCGAAGCAAGAACAGGTTACATCTGAGATTGAGAAGCAAGTAAAGGCACTTATCCAGACCAAGAATGAACTGTCTGGTATAAAGTCAGCGCAAGCGACCTATGAAGAGACGACGACGCGGAGACTAGCAGAGCTGACCAATTTGGCTAATGGTAAGGCAAGCAAGTCAGAGCTTGTGCAGACAGCTGAGGAGCTGGCTAGTAAGATAGCGAGTGTTAAGGTCGGTGGTCGGAACTATTATCAAGACTCTGAAAAAGTTCAAACAAAAACTCGTTTCTTCGCCTTTCCTCTGCATCCCTACCTTACCCAAGAAAACGTTGGGGAGACATGGACCCTCTCGTTTGATTTAAAAATCAATGAGGGTGGCGAGATTCGTCCTCTTCATTTTTATCACTATCAAAATAACC